CCAATTTTTGGAGATGCCGTCTTAGCTAGTCGTTTCATTAAACTCAAAGCGCCAGGCGTTAGTTTATCCGCTGTGTTGTCAATCTGCAATAGAGCTGCTGAATGGTCGTTAGCTGCATTGTTACCAACTAGCGCTCCGAACAATACTCTATCGGCGTTATCAACTAACCAGATATCTTTATTGGTCTCTGACGCTGAACCGTAAGCAACGCCTAAGATTGAATTTAAAGCCGTGATAACTTTATCTCGCGTCAATTCCATTTCCCAATTCATCAACGCATCTTTACCAGCGTTACGTAAAGGAATAGCTGTAAATTGATCTTCAAGAACAGGAATTCTTACCGCGTTTCTGAATTGGTCAATTGTAACTTTCTGGCTACGAGAGATTAATGCTTCCTCGTTTCCTTCAAGTGTTGAGCTACCCGTTACACCTGCGCCGGATAATGCGTTAACTAGTGAGAACGTCACCGAGTCGCCTGGCTTCTTTGTCAAATCTTCTTTAACGTTGATTACACTGTTAGACTTTGAACCCATGAAAGGTTTGAAAATGGATGCGTTTAATGAATCAACAAAAAACTTTTCATCCCATTGTTGAACCGTGAGGCCCGTTGCTGCTGCTGTATCTGTCATAATATTTTCCTTTAATCACCGAATAAATTACTTAATGAAGATGTACCCGCCCATGCTGGTTTTGTTACCGAGCCTTTGGACTGTGCATCTACTAACGAAGTAGGTATGGAGTCCCGTAAAGTTTTATCGGCTTGTTGCTTACCTTCCATCTCTGCTTTGATTTCAGCTCTAACCTTCACCTCAATTTCGGCTCTAGTTGTTGCTTCAAACTCATCAATGTTTTGCATCTTTTCCATTTTCTCATGCTTTGCCACGATATCAATGATTTCATGGTATGGGCTTGCTGCATTCATTACTTGAGCTTCTAAAGCTGGATTGGTAAGCTTCAACTCTTTGAAAGCTTCTACTTTCGAATCCAAGTCTGCATGTTCACGCCTTGCATAAAATTCTGACATATTCGCTTTATCATTGAATCTATCGTTATCAATCTTCTGCTGAAAGTGCTGTGTATATGCTGCTTGGTCTTCAAAAATGTCGGGCGCTGGTATCGCTTCTTTCTGAGCGTTAAACTCTGCCACCTGTCTTTCTAAAGCTTGCCGTTTTTCACGTTCTGCCTGTAATGCCTTTAATGGCACGTTTTGAGGTTCTGCTTTTGGTACTTCGGGAGCTGTCGTCGCTTCCGGTTCTGGTTCTTTTTCGACCGTTTCAGGCTCTTTAGTTTCAACCGGGTCAACCTCTGCAACTTCTTCAATTACTTCTGGTTGATCAATTTCTTCTGGTTCGCCGTCTTCAAATACATCTGCTAAACTACTCATTAAACGTTTTCCTCTTCGCTCTTGTCGATAGCGTTTCGATAATCACCCGTTAGCCGGTGGCGCTTTTTTACTAATGTAAATCTTTGTGGTCAATTTTAGCACTATTTAGCCAATTTGACTATATTGATACATTTGTCTTTTCTGGGTTAGCTAGTATTAACGCGTTTTCAATTTGTAGCTGCGTAGTTTCCTGTACTGTTTTATCAACCGTTGCGACATTTTTATCTATTTCTGACTGTGTTTTACCAGCTTCTAATGCTGTCAATGCTTCTTGTTGTTGAGCTTGTTTCTGTTGTGCTTGTGCTGCTTCTGGATCGTCTTTGCCTAGAATCTTATCCTTGTTTCTTAGTGAAGACATTTCCACAACTGCCTCCCACGGTATACCATTAGGATTAGCTTGATACATTTTAACCAACATATCGAACTGCTCGCCCTGCAAGTTTACTGTGTCCGGCACTTCTTCCAGGATGATATCAACGTCAATCTCTGCTACATCATTATCCATTGCTACCGGCTGTGCCATTTCTGGATTCTGTTGTATAAACTGGTCGACCACTTCGCCCGCTTGAGATTGAACATCTTTAAAACTCAAACCTGTTTGGTCCATAACCGCTTGATGTGCCATAGATATTGGCTGATTAAGTCCTACCCATTTAAGGTTTTCTTCGTCATCAGTTACCCTTAACCACTTTGGCTCTTTCCAGTACTGCTTGATACGAGACCAAATAGCCCTTGCTACTCGTTTCTTCCACTGTATGTGCGTATCAAATAAAGGTGCTAATTCTATTGAGCCACCTTGTTGCAACGCTTGAACTGCTCGACCGCTTAAACCTTGGTCTGCTTGGCCTGATAATGCCGCATTCGCTGAAACTGCATCCATTTGTTGCACGCTTTCTTGATACATTTGGAATTGACTAGCCACTAGCCCGGTGTCTGGAATGATGCCGAAGTCTTGCCCGAACGTACCATTAGGCGGAAACTCTAAGTGGCCATCTGGTTTGTTTGCTTCGCGTTTAAATCGGTTTATATTCTTTATGTTACCTTCTTTGCTGAAAGTCTGCTTGGTGTTTAATAGGTGAAGTGATTTAGAGCGGCGCTTGTTTATTTCGTCTTGAATATCAATTAGACCTTTTACAGCTCCGTACCTATTACCCTCTCTATCCACTTTCATGCTCATCATGATTAGCGGGTTTTCTGGTAGTCCGTCTTCATCTAAATAAGGTGATGGCTTTGGTTCTTCCAGGTATGTTCCACGAGTAAATATTGCAGTGTTCCACATGCCTTTATGTTTAAAGTTAATCTGAACAATCATCACTCTGTTGCGCTTTGAGTCAAACCACTGTTGGTTGCTTGGCTTGTCATCGTATGTGTCACCAATGGCTAGAGTGTTTTGCATGCCAGTATCAAGAGACTCGGCTTTCTCACCCCATTTTTCTTTTGCCTCGTCAAAGTCCATCCACATGACAACGCCGTCATAACGGATGTCTGAATAGTTCTTTTCTCTTGAGTGAGGGTCATAAAAATACCGGTCCCATGCTACCCGTTTAATCTTAACTTCTAGCGTTTTAGGATCCACTTCAACCGATACTCCGCCACTACCTTCAATTAATCCGGTTTCAAATACGTCTGATGATATAACGTCAAAGTTATTATTGTCTTGCACGTATCGTATGCCATCGGTTGCCGCGTCTGCTGCTTCGTCATGGTTAGGTGTGCGTGGGAATGCTTTTGGGTCTGTTCGCTGTCTACGTTCAGAACCTAGCAAGAAGTCTACCTTTGGCTGAATACGGTTGAACACTACCGCTGGCTGTTGTCTTCGCTTTAACTCTGCGGCTTCTTCCGCTGTTAATTGGATGCCGTCATAATAGTCTCTTGCCCGCTCTGACTCGGTTCGAGCGTAGTCGCTGGATTCTTCCGACTCTGTGTAATATTGAACTAATGTGTTTAATTCTATCATTGTTTTTACCTATGCAAATTTCCATGAGTCGTTGTTTTCGTCATCGTCCCAAGCATTATCATACCTATCAACTGGCTTATGTTCGCTTTCAACGTGAGAGCTTGCCGCCCATAATTCATTAATCATTCTAGCGAATAGAGAGCACGTATCAACTTTATCGTCATATTTACCTAATGGAAACCTGACTAGTTGATTAACTAATTCAGTCGCCCATGGTTCATTTTTTGGTAAGTAAACCTTGCCAGCTTCTACCAGTGCTTGAAACGTTCTAGCATTGGCCTCTTTATTATTCTTTGAGTGCGAGAACCATTCTAATATTGTAAAGGCTCTACGTTGTCTCATTCTCAACTCTAAAAACGGTTCTACAGCTGATTTGATTGGCCCAGTCTCACCGGCCCATTTTAAAACGCCGTACTTTTGTACTAGGTCGAGCTGTTCTTCAATCCATGTATTGGACTTTGTTTGGCCGCTCCACCAATCCACCAGGTAAATATTATCATTAGGGCATAGACCAAATATCCCATGCTCTGTAAAATCTCCCCCACCTTCTGTCACTGCATAATCACTAGCGCCATAATGATTCAAGCTTTCTGGCTTCTTGTCGTACCAATTAAATGAGTCTTTAGTGAAGTAAATCCCGTCGTCTGGCACTGGCTGTTGTAAGTATTGGCCGCAATAAGTATATTTATCGGCCTTTCGCATTACTTGAAGCTCATCCCACGTATGTTTCCACGGCCAAAGCGCTTCACCTTCTTTGATTTCTGCGCTGATGTTTAAATGCTCCCAAACTTCACCAGTGCCGCCATCAAGTATAAATCCGCTTGCGTCTTCGTCGTGAACCCGCTGCATAATTAATATGATGGGTGTCTTTCTTGAGTTAACGCGAGACTTGATAGTTGTGTTTAATCGTTTATTAACTTTGTCTCTTTGTGTCGGGCTGTCTGCATCGTCAACTTTTAAAGGGTCATCAATTATAATAGCCCCTCCGAAGTCTTCACTGTCATCTGTCGAACCAGCGCCGAACCCTGTAACCGCTCCACCCGCCGCCGTTGCATATACTCCGCCGCGCGTGTCTGTGTACCATTTTTTATTTGATTTGCTATCTTTCTTTAACTCAACGTCCCAAAGCTCTTGGAATTCATCACTCTGCACTAACTCTTTAACCTGGGAGCTGTTATCTAACGCCAAATCATCCGCGTAACTAAGATGAATAAACTTGCTGCTTTTGTTTCGAGCTATACACCAGTCTATAAAACATATTACAGCCATTTCCGTTTTGCCGTACCTTGGAGGCATATTGATAACTAATCTTGTAATCTCACCGTTAACAACCCTGGTCAATGTGTCAGCTATAACCTTATGATGGGAGTTAACAACAAACTTGTAACCGAATCGCTTTTGAAAGAAGTAACGCACGAAAAACAGGAAATCAGTCTCGCATTT